GCCGCTTCTTTGAGCACGTCACCAAGACGATCCGCAAGGCCCTCTACAACCCGCGCTCCAAGTTCGTGCGGGCCACGAAGGAAGCCGATCGCTTCTACGTGAACTTCGGCATGGCCGTGATCGAGATCGATGAGGATCACGACCGCCAATACCTGCTGTTCCGCTCCAAGCACATCCGCGATTGCGCCTGGCTTGAAAACAAGAACGGCGACGTGGATCATATGCACATCAAGGATCCGCTCACGGCGCGCCAGGTGATGAACCTGTACCGGCGCAATGCGAGCCGCATCCACGAGTCCATCAAGGAAGCCGCCGACAAGGAGCCGAACAAGGTCTTCGACATCCGCGTGCTGACCATGCCGCGGGCCGAATTCGACTACGATCCCAGCAAGGGCTACCGGAACGACAGGTCGAAGCCGCCCTTTGTGCGCATCCACATCGACGCCACGAACCAGGTAATCCTGCGCGAGGAGGGCCGCGTTGCCTTCCCCTACATCGTGCCGCGCTGGCGCAAGTTTGCGGGCTTCCAGTACGCCTTCTCCGAAGCCACCATGCCGGCGCTCTCCGACGCGCGCATGGCGCAGATGATGACCCACATCCTGCTCGAGGCCGGCGAGAAGGCCGTCAACCCGCCACTGGTCGCTTCCGAGCAGGCCATCCGCGAGGGTGCCGCCCTCCAGGCCGGCGCCATCACCTGGGCCGACATCGAAACCGACCAGAAGATCCAGGAGGTGCTTGCGCCTATCCAGCAGGTCACCGGCCACATGGCCGTCGGCTTCGAGATGCGGAAAGACATCCGGGAAATGCTTGCCAAGTCTTTCTTCCTCGACAAGCTCACGCTTCCCGAGGCCGGCAAGAACATGACCGCCACCGAGGTGCAGCGCCGCCTCGAGGAGCACGTGCGCAACCTGCTGCCGCTCTTTGAGCCGATGGAGGTCGAGTACAACACGCGCATCCTCGACACGGTGTTCACCTACCTGCGCTTCATGGGCAAATTCGACTTCGGCATGATGCCCCCGCAGCTGCGCGGCGCAGACATCTCCTGGGTTTTCGAAAGCCCCATCCAGCAGGCGCAGGACCGCCTCATGGTCGAACAGGCCAAGGAAACCTGGCTGCTCGAGTCCATGGCGATGAAGCTCAACCCCGGCATGGCATCGGCCACCAAGGCCGACATGGTGCTGCGCGACGCCGTCCGCGGCATCGGCGGCCCGGCCATGTGGCGCAAGAACGAGGAAGAGCAGGCGGCAGAGGCCCAGGGCAAGCAGCAGGCCGCCATGATGCAGAACATGATGCAGATGGTGGGCGGCGGCGCCGAGGTTGCCGGCAAGGTGGGAGAGGCGGCGCAGGCGCTACGCGATGGCGGCGTCACGCCGGCCGCTGGCCAGGGCGCCGAGGGCGACAACCCGCTCGCCGCCCTCATGGGTGGCATGGGCGGTGGTGGCATGGCGGGCGACGGTATTCCGCTCGCGCCGGCCGATCCATCCGCTGATCTGGGCGTTGCCGCATGACCGCCATGACGCGCAAGAGCGCATCCGACAAGACGCGCTGGCTGCCGAACAAGTCGGTGGTCGCAGCGCCCTACTGGGACCGGCATATCGCCTGGGCCGTGCGCGCCGTGAAAAAGGGCGAGGCCAGCCCCGAGCAACAGATGCTCGCGTGGGACTGGATCTCCTACGTCACCGGATCAGTGCCAGAGTTTCAGGACTTGAGTTTTCGGATGGGGCCGGACGCCGAGCGCGAAACGGCCTTTGCCGAAGGTAAGCGTTGGGTGGGTCTTCAGCTGAACAAGATGACGTCCGCTGCCCTCGACGGGGCGATCCACAAGGAGATCGCCGACGAAGACAAGGCCGACAAGCGGCGTCGCAAAGACAGGGATAGCGACGAATGAGCGATCGTGAAATCGAGAACGATCTGGACATGGACGAGATGATGGATGTGGCGGCGGACGAGCCGGCGCAAGCGTCCAAGCCGGTCGACAAGGGCGCCGAGCCGGCGGCCCGCTCTACGGAGTCGGCCCCGGCCAAGGCGGCTGCCGCCGGCGCCAGCCGCGCCAAGGCCGCCCCGACCTTCATGCCCGACAAGGGCTCGAGCGCATGGGACGATGACGATCCCGGCGAGACGGTTGCAGCGCGTGAGATCTCGGATCCCGACCCTGAGCCCGCCGACGAGAACGACGATCCCGACGCCGAGCAGGATGAGACTGTTGCGGAGAAGGGCGAAAGCGACGATGCGCCCAAGGCCGACGACAAGAAGGAAGCCGACAAGGCAGCCGCCTCTGATCCGACCAGCTGGCCGGTCTACACCAAGCTGGTGAAGCAGCTCGAAACCAAGCTGAAGAATTCCGTCACGGCGGCCAACTACGACAAGGAGTTCAAGAAGGGGACCGACGCCATCAAGGCGCAGCTTTCCCGCTACAAGAGCCCCGAGGACTTCATGATCGCCGGCTGGAACGCCCAGCAGCGCATCCGGTCTGGCGAGCTCGCCCCCAAGGCGCTGCGCAAGGATGCGACGCCGGCAGAAGCGGCCGCCTGGCGCAAGGCCAACGGCATCCCGGAGAAGGCTGACGGCTACAACGTGCCCAAGGTTGCGGGGCACGACTGGCAGGAGCACGACGCTCCGGTGCTCAACGCCTTCAAGGGGCATTTCCACAAGGCCGGCCTGTCTCAGCAGCAGGTGGACGTGGTGCTTTCCGCCTATGCCCAGGAACTGCAGTCGGCCTACAAGGCCCGCGATGAAGCCTTCGCGACGCTCGACCGTGAGGATCAGATCCACATGGAAGAGTCGCTGCGCGCTGATCCGGACATCGGCAACTCTGAATATCGCCCGACTCTGACGCTGGTGAAGCGCCTGCTCAACGATCGCGAGTACATGCCGGCGGAAGCCGCCGCGAAGCTGAAGAAGGCTCGCGACGCGCAGGGGCATCTGGTGATGCAGGATCCTGCCGTCGTGAAGTTCATGCGCCAGATCGCGGTTGACCGCTACGGCGGCGCCGACAGCGAAGAGCGCCGCGTCGCCACCGTTCGCCAGCTCTCGAGCCGCAAGTCGGAGATCGAGAAGGTGATGCGCGAGGACATCCAGAAGTATTGGTCCGACCAGTCGATGCAGGACGAATACAACGAGATCCTGAACAACGAAGAGGGTCTGCGCGCCGGCGGCAGCCGTCGCCGCTGACAAGACATGCCTCGGGCCTCTGCTCTTTCCGAGTACGCCCGAGGTTTCCTGCCTACTTTCCTATAGCAGCAATACTTTCCATCATTTCCCGTTAGTCAGTTTGCAGCCCCGACCGCGGACACCCTCACTCGCAAGGTGAGCTCCGCCTGTCAGCCGTCTGACATTGCCTACCTGCCTTCCGCAAAGCCTCGTGCCCACACGCCCCTCGGCCCTCCCCGCAAGGGAGCCAACCCGTGCGCGCGTCTGGTCCGCGACCACCCTTTGACAGGCTCGAAACCGCCGCTTCCCGCGGCATTTGAACCCGATCCACAAAGGATGAAGGACTATGGTCAATACCCAGTCCGCCTTTCAGAAGCAGTACCGTCAAGAGTATGTTGCTGCCTTCGAGCAGACCTACTCGCTGCTTCGCGTCGCCACCACCCAGGAAGCCGTCATCAAGGGCAACCAGGCGGTGTTCCTCGTTGCCGGCTCCGGCAACGTCACGGCCGTTACCCGCGGCATCAATGGCCAGCTGCCGTTTGGCGTGGTCAACAACTCGCAGCTGACCTGCACGCTGATCGAGAAGCACGCGCCTTTCGAGACGACGGACTTCAACATCTTCGCCTCGCAGGGCGATCAGAAGCGCATCATGCAGCAGAGCTCGATTTCCGTGCTCAACCGCGACATCGATGCGACCATCATCAGCGAGCTCGACACGGGCGCCACGAACCACGCTGGTTCGGCGGCTATCGCGTCGGTCGACCTGGTGGAGCGCGCCCGCGTCATCCTCGGCAACAACGACGTGCCGATCGATGAAGAGGACAACCTGTTCGGCATCATCACGCCGGCCTTCGCTGCCTACCTGCGTCAGACCGCAGAGTTCAGCAACGGCCAGTACGTGAACGTGAAGCCCTACGCGGGGCCGCCGCGCCGCGTGTGGAAGTGGGCCGGTATCAACTGGATCCAGTCCACCCGCATCACTGGCCTCGGGACGAGCTCGGAGAAG